CACAACAAACGTCGAACTCAATTACGAATCTTATGTTGAACCCTCTTTCTAAAAGAACACCAGTGACCCCACAAACAAATCCAGAGTTATGGTATTCATGGTATAATGTGGTCAAAGAAGATGCTCCTGAGGTATTGGATGAGTTTATTGAAAACACTGCTGCCAAGATGGAATTGACTGTTGATTACTTTACTGCTGAGTTTTTATGAAGTACATGTATGTTGTTGATTACTGGGTGCCATTTCCGGCATCAGAATATGGAGGGTTAATTACATTGATTGCAGAGAATGATGCAGAAGCCCTTGAGTTGTTATCTGATGAGGAATCATTTAATGAGGACTATGGACATTTGATTATGGAGAAGATTATTACCGCAAATAAACTCAGTTTGCTAGATGAATATGAATCTGGTATAATAGAAGCATTCTGCACTTAATCTCTATGGAAGAATTATATAAACTACAGGAAGAAGGAACATCAGGATGGACTGATATCACGGGACCATTAACAAAGGAAGAGTGTAAGAAGTATTATGATGCACAATTAAATGAAGGTACAAATCCAAAACGATTAAAGGTTGTAAGAGTATCATGATTGATTTCCCACATCTACCACCCGAAGGTTTTTCTTATTCATTTGAATCATTTAGTGCAAGGTATGATGCAGTATGGATAGTGAATCATTCAGTGTTTTCTTATAGAGATACACCACCCAAATCAATATGGGGATTCTATTCATCAAAGAAGGGAAAGTATTATGCTCCAATTAATTCAAAGAAGGTAGGTAAGGAAGTATCAATTCAGGATACAACACCTTATAGTTCGATGCAAAAGAACCTAAATCCATTAGAAGCAGTATTGTACTCATGAGTTATGTACCAAAGGTGAATGATTATGTAATATGGAATCATCATGGTATTATACATGAGGGATGGGTATACTTTGTTGATAGTGCATATATTACGATTGAGACGGGAGTAAAACCTAAACCCAACTGTGAGTATACCAGAGAAGAGAAACACAAGTATATTCATACTTTGCTTTGTTGTTTTCCTCATCAGTGGAAGGATCTGACTTATGTGAAGAGTCGGGAGAGTATCTATGATAAGTAAAAGCAAATGAGAAATCATTATAAGAAGATACTTTTTCCGGTTACTTTATACCATACAAATATCAGAGAAAACTCTGTAATTCAGAGGGAAGTATTATCTAGTATTCAAGAGTGTTATGAGAGTAAGAATCTACAAATTCCCGATGGATGGTTGACAGATAAATTAGTGACATCATTTGATGATGATGAATTAAACCATAAAATTTTTGAATCAGAAAAAATACATAATACATATATCAAATATATTGGTTCAATTTTTGATAAACCAGTTAGTTTTTCATTAGAAGATATGTGGTTTAATTATTATATGAGTGGAGAATATCAGGAAGAGCACTGTCATATTAATAGTTCACCATTTCTTACTCCTGTACATTATTCATGTGTGCATTATTTAAAATTTGATAATGAGGTTCATCAATCGACTGTATTTCATGATCCTATTTCAACATTAAGAGCACATTCATTTGAGATGGAATCAAATCATTATAATGAAAAATGGTCACCACAAGTAAAGGAAGGAGATTTATTAATTTTTCCATCTTATTTGGTACATCATGTAGAGAAATCAGAACCAACACCAAATAATCCACGTATTACAATAGCATTTAATTTAAGGTTAACATCATATGGAAATGAACAATCAGATCAAATATGATGATAATTTTCTGAGTCAGGACAATTATGAAATTGTTATGGACTATTGTTTAAATGCGAATTATTTTTATGGTGAGAGTGATGATTATAATCTTCCTCCTACAGGAATGATTAGTAAGGTAAATGAGGAGGATGATGTTTATCGAATCTTTCGAAGTTCAATTGAGAGTAAGTGTTCTTTTTTGAATAAGATGTCATTTTATAGGATGTATATCAATTGTTTTGCACCAAATGAGCAGGCATATTTTCATCAAGATGGTGAGGGTATTACATTTTTATATTATGCGACGGAAGAATGGAATCTTCAGAATGGAGGGGAGACACAATTTTACATTGATGGGAATATTATAGGAGTACCACCAATATCAAATCGTTTAGTCATGTTCGATGGAATGATACAGCATCGTGCGACATCATTTCGGGATCAACATCGATTTACGGTTGCAATTAAGTATGTTTATAATAAATAAAAAAAAGTGTTATAGATATGGCAACGAACGTCACAAAAACATCACACTTCACATCTGGTGCGGGTAATCCGATTTCATTTTCTCAAATTCGTGCCGAATATGGTGGGAGTGCAGATAATGTCAAGGCGAGTACATATTTAAGAAATACTGGAAGTAATGTTGATTGGGATGCAATTAATGCATCATCAATTAGTCCAAAGATACCAGATGCAACAGAAAATAGTAGTGTTACCTCAGATAATGACTGGACGGTAGATTCATTAAGAGATACGATTAGTAAGTATGTTGTAACACAAACTGGGACAAATAATGAATTGAATTATAGTGCTTCGGATAGTTCGACCTGGAATAGTAATCTATCTAAGAATGTATTAAAGGATTTTAATGTGAATGGTACTGTTAAAGCTGATAGTACCAGTGATGATGCACTTGTATTTGATGGTGATTTATATAATTTAGATATCAATGTAAATGGTGCGATTTATGGTGAAGGTGGTGCCAAAGATTCAGATGGGGGAGATGCATTATATGTGAATAATACTTATACACAGAGTAATGTTAAGTTAAATATTAATTCTGGGGGAAGGATTTGGTCTGGTGGAGGTGGAGGAAGTGATGGAAGTAATGGAAATACTGGAAGTTCTTTATCATGTTATGTTTATAATTATCCATCGGCGCAAAATAATTCTTGTGGAAATTTAACAACTTTAACTCAAAATCCAAATGGGCAGAGAAGTCGTTGTCGTGGTGGATCATATCGTCGTGGTCAAGGTTGGAATCAATTTAATAGAACAGGATATCACTGTGGGAATGGTAGTACCTACACATGTCGAGGAATAACTTATAATAATGTAAGTGGTGGTCCTAGAGGTAATAAAGGTACTGGAGGAGTAGGAAAAGGATTTTCAAATCTCAATACTTCCATTAATTTAGCTCCACATATTGGCAATTCAGGTAATAGTGGTAATACGAATAAATGTAATATTAAGGGTACTAGTTCAACGGGTAATAGTGGTAATAGTGGTAATAATGGAGGAGATTGGGGACAGGATTCTACGAATACAAGTACAGGAAGATCAATTCAAAAGAAAGGTCTTGACATATTCGGAAAATCATCAAATACTGTAAAGGGTGGTATTATTAATATATAATATTAAATTTTATGGTATAATAGAAGAATGTTTTGTGATTTAGTATTCAAGTTCATGGATGAATTCTTTCTTCAAGAAAGAGATACACCATTTTATGCATCAAAGAATTGTCAAAAAGAACGTTGGGATTTATGTCAATCATGTGAACACTTTGATGAAGTCGAAGAAGGGTGTCGTGCCTGTGGATGTTATTTGCCACATAAGATTAAGGATCCATTTGGTGATTGTCCATTGGATAAGTGGGTATCAAATGATGAAGAATGGAAGAATACACATTATGAACAACTTAAATCAATTATTATAGAGAAGTATCCCGATTATGAACACATCATACGAAAGCACGAAACTGAAGGGTGAGTATTCACAATTCATAGGATCATATTCAAATATGTATGATGATGAGTTTTGTGATAGTATTATGAGGACATTTGATTATTATCAATCAATTAATAATGATGTCTATTGTGAAGATACACAGTTTAATAACTCTAATGCCGGAAGATTTGATTGGGCATGTGATTTAAATTCGATGGGTCCTTCATTAGATTATGATCCAGTGCCAAGGTTATATGAACCAATGAAAGAATGTCTAGAAGAGTATTCACAAGTCTTTGGTACATTAAAAGAAATACCAACATATTCAATTGTTCAAAAGGTACAGAAGACACCACCCGGAGGAGGTTATCATGTCTGGCACGATGAAAACTCAAATCTTGAACATTGCACAAGGTTAGTAGTATGGATGGTGTATTTGAATGATGATTTTGAAGGTGGAGAAACTGAGTTCTTATATTATAAGAGAAGAGAACAACCAGAGAAGGGTAAGTTATTGTTATGGCCAGCAGGTTATACACATACACATAGAGGAGGAATGGTATTAAAGGGTAATAAGTACATAGTAACAGGATGGTTTTATCTGGGAGGATACTAATGAAAGAAGAAGAAAACTTTCCTTCTGTTAATGAACAAGGAAAGAATTTAGCAAAGTTTACATTTGAAGTAGTCAAGAATGTAATTGATCTATCACCTAGTAATGAGAATAAGTTACTTCTATCTAAAGAAGAACAGAAGGAAAGAATGGATATATGTAAGAAGTGTGATTATTATAGTGTAAGACAGAATAGGTGTAAACAGTGTGGTTGTTATTTGTCTCATAAG